CACATCAGTAAACCACCCTAACCGTTTGAAGATCTTCAACACAAGTGGTAACTCAGTATCAGTTGAAAGAACTAAGTTCCAAGCTGAAATAGGTCTTGGTTCTACAACTATCACATTCGGACCTGACTTCAACACACTTAAGTCTGCACCTGGCGATACTATTAAGTCTCTTAACGGAACTTACTCTGGTACTATTGTTTCTTACGCAACAACTGGTGGACTATCTAATGTCATCATGGATACTCAGGCAACTGTTGCATTTGCAAACACAGCGTTCATTGTTAAATCTGGTGTTGATAGTGGAATCTACCTAAGAGAAGGTAACACTATTACTGATTGGTATAATCATCAAACTCTAGGACTTACAAACAGTGTTGTTTACTGGAGTCAAATTGCAGAACGTCCTTCTACATCTGAATACGCTAAGGGTAGAAGTTCCAGATATGACGAGATGCACCTTGTAGTTGTAGATGACACAGGTAAAGTAACTGGTACATCTGGAAACGTTCTGGAGAAGTGGGTAGGATTATCAAAGGCAACAGATGCTAAGGTATCTCCATCTACAAATATCTACTACAAAGACTACATTGCACAGTTCTCTAACAATGTATTTGTTGGTGCTGCACAAACTGGTATCGGTCTAAAACATTCAATGTTGAGTGGATACACTATTGATGAAAGTGGTGTTTGGTCACAAGAAACTCAGGGCGTTACATTCAACGGTTCTGGTCCTAAGATCTACTCACTTACAAACGGAACTGATTATGGTGGAGATGGTAGATTCGTCTGTTCACTTGGAGAAGTTGTCAAGTCATACACTGTTCTTGATAACCCTGCTGAGTATTCAGTTAACTTCCTTATCCAAGGTCCTTCAAGTGGAAACTCAATCTACGAAGCACAGGCTAAGGCAAACAAACTACTAAGTATCGCATCCACTAGAAAAGATTGTGTTGCATGTATTTCACCATACAGAGCTGGAGTTGTTGGTTTAACTAACTCAGATACACAGACTTCAAACATTATTGCTTTCTACGATACATTACAGTCTACTTCTTATGGAGTATTTGATTCTGGATACAAATATACATTTGACAGATTCAATAACACATTTAGATATATTCCATTAAACGCAGACATTGCTGGATTGATGGCAAGAACATCTATTAATTCATTCCCTTGGTTCTCCCCTGCTGGAGCTCAAAGAGGTGCAATTAATAATGCACTTAAACTTGCTTACAACCCATCTCAAGCACAGAGAGATGTTCTCTATCCTAAGAGAATTAACCCTGTAGTGTTCTCTCCTGGCGCTGGCATCGTACTATTCGGTGACAAGACTGCACAGAAAGAGTCATCTGCATTTGACAGAATCAACGTTCGTCGCTTGTTCTTAACAATCGAAGGAACTATCGAGAGGGCTGCAAGATCACAGTTATTTGAATTCAACGATGATCTTACAAGAACAAACTTCTTGAATATTGTTGAACCATATCTTCGTGATGTTAAGGCTAAGAGAGGTATTTCAGACTTCGTGGTCATTTGTGATGAGACCAATAACACACCTGATGTTATTGATTCAAATACCTTTAAGGCAGACATCTTCGTGAAGCCTGCACGTTCTATTAACTTCATCGGACTAACATTCGTTGCAACTAGAACTGGCATCAGCTTTGATGAAGTTGTAGGTTCCGCCTAACTTTACTAAATACACCGAAGAGGACTTTTAAAAAATGGCAAATAGAAATGCGCCTGGATTAGACACAAGAACCATTGATGACTTTAAATCGAAGCTCGTCGGTGGTGGTGCTCGCCCCAATCTGTTCGAGGTAGAATTAGTCTTCCCCAATGGATTAGCAGAACAAGATGCAGAAGAAAAAGGTAGATTCCTAGTTAAGGCTGCAAATCTCCCTGCATCTAACATCAACGTAATTGATGTTCCTTTCAGAGGAAGGAATCTTAAGATCGCTGGTGATAGAACATTCGATGTCTGGACAATCACAGTTATTAACGACACCGATTTCCTCATCAGAAATGCTTTTGAGAGATGGATGAACGCTATCAACAAACATGATAACGCAACTGGAGAAGTAACACCAGCTGATTATCAGACTGATATGTATGTCAACCAAATAGGTAGAGCTCCTTTAACTAAAGGACTTGGTGGTTCACAAGATAACTCTGACAAACTTCCTATACTTAGAAAGTATAAGTTCCACGGAACATTCCCAACTAATGTAAGTGCAATCGAACTTTCATACGATCAAACAGATTCTATTGAAGAGTTCACAGTGGACCTACAAGTCCAGTGGTGGGATGTTTTTGATGGTGAGGCTAACCCACTATTGACAAATCAGACAGTTGACGGAACTGGAGCTGGTGCAAGCACATCTGCACAGTAGAGACATAATCTAAAACTTGTGTTATAATATAAGATAAATAACTGGGACAGCCCAGTAGTAGTGAGTTAATGGCTAAATTATTTGGTTTTAAAATAGAGAAAGACGACGAGCAGAATAAGGGAGTCGTCTCTCCTGTTCCTCAATCGAATGAGGACTCATCGGACTATTACGTTTCGAGTGGGTTTTATGGTCAATATGTTGACATTGATGGTGTATTCAAGTCAGAATTTGAGTTAATAAAAAGATATAGAGAGATGGCACTGCATCCAGAAGTGGATTCTGCCATTGAAGATATAATAAACGAAGCAATAGTTTCGGATCAGAATGATTCTCCAGTTCAAGTGGACTTGGAGAATCTTCCAGCATCTGCGAAGCTTAAAGAATTAATTAGAGAAGAGTTCAAGAAAGTAAAAGAGGTTTTAAACTTTGATAAAAAGTGCCATGAGATACTAAGGAACTGGTACATTGATGGTAGAATTTACTATCACAAAGTAATTGATATTGAGAAACCAGAAGAAGGACTCAAGGAAGTTAGATATATTGACCCACTTAAAATTAAGTTAGTAAGAAAATTAAAAACTGATCCAACACTAAGAGGTGCGATCAAACAGATCAATGCAAATAATCCAGCTGACGTAGAAACTCCTGAGATAGAAGAGTATTATCAGTATGACCCTAGTGCAACACAGAGTAAAAATGCTCTAGGTGCTATTGGTCAAACTCCTTTTGCAACTAAACAGAGACCAGTAAGGATAGCACCAGACGCTATCACATTCTGTCACTCAGGTTTAGTTGACAGGAACAAACAAACTATTCTTTCTTACTTACACAAGTCAATCAAGGCACTCAATCAACTCAGGATGATCGAAGATAGTCTAGTTATATACAGACTTTCTCGTGCCCCAGAAAGAAGAATATTCTATATTGACGTAGGTAACTTACCTAAGTTAAAAGCGGAACAATACCTTAAAGAGGTGATGAACCGTTATAGAAACAAACTTGTATACGACGCATCAACAGGAGAAATAAGAGATGACAGAAAACACATGTCCATGCTCGAAGACTTCTGGCTCCCCAGACGTGAAGGTGGAAGAGGTACTGAGATCACTACGTTGCCAGGTGGACAGAATCTTGGAGAACTTAGCGACATCGAATACTTCCAAAAGAAACTATACCGTTCACTAGGAGTTCCAGAATCTCGTATTGCTGGATCAGGAGAAGGATTCAATTTAGGTAGATCCTCCGAGATCCTAAGAGATGAAATTAAGTTCACTAAGTTTGTTGGTAGAATGAGAAAGAGATTCTCTGCCTTATTCAATGATCTATTGAAGACTCAGTTGATTCTCAAAAATATTGTTACACCAGAGGATTGGGAAACATTATCAGATCATATACAATATGATTTTGTATACGATAATCACTTCGCAGAACTCAAGGAAACAGAATTACTAAACGAAAGGTTAGGCGTTGTTGCTGCTGTTGATCCTTACGTTGGTAAATATTTCTCACTTGATTATGTTCGTAGAAACATTCTGAAACAGAAGGATGAGGAGATCATCGAGATTGATAAGCAAATGGCTAAAGAAATCAAAGATGGTAAACTTGCAGATCCTATGGAAGTTCAACAATTAGAAATGGGTGTTCATCCAGAACAAATGCCTGGTGGTAAATTAGATCCAAATATGGGTCAAATGCCACAAGATCCAGGCATAGATGGTAGTGCTACAGAGGCTCCAGAAATGCCAGAAGGTGGAGAAATATAAATAATACTAGTCTAATTCTATATTAACAAATTTATGGATAATGATTTACTTGACATGATCGCTGCTGGCGAAGATGGTTCTGCAACCCAGATACATGATAAGATCAAAGAGATCTTATATAACAAGGCTGCGGAGAACATCGATCTCGTTAAGCCTGCGGTGACTGCCGACATGTTCGGTGGACCTAATCCCTATCTTAATGATGAGGAAGAGGTAGAGACTGAGCCAGCTGATGGCACACCTAGTTCTGTTGAGGATACAGCAGAAGTTGAAGAACCTGTCGCTGAGGCAGAACCTGTAGATGATGAAGTAGAAGAAGAACAACCTGAGGCTTAACTAATGAAACTCATCACGGAAGAGATCGAAACCGCCAAGGTTCTTGTCGAAGAAAAAAACGGCAAGAAGAATATGTTTATTGAGGGCATCTTTTTACAAGGAAACCTTAAGAACAGAAATGGACGTTTTTATCCTGTAGAAACTCTTGAAAAAGAGGTCAACAGATACAACGAAGCGTTTGTTGGCAAAGGTCGTGCTCTTGGTGAGTTAGGACACCCAGAAGGTCCTACTGTTAACCTAGACAGAGTTTCACACAAAATTGTAGACCTTCATAAAGAAGGAACAAACTTTGTGGGTAAAGCACAACTCCTCAATACACCAATGGGTACGATTGCACAGTCATTATTAGATGACGGTGTTACTCTTGGAGTATCATCAAGAGGAATGGGAAGTCTTAAAGACACTAGCGAAGGCTATAAAGTTGTCGGTGAGGACTTCATGCTTGCAACTGCAGCTGACATAGTTGCAGATCCTTCAGCACCAGACGCATTTGTGAATGGTATTATGGAGGGAGTTGATTGGATCTGGGAAGCTGGAATCCTAAAGGCAAAACAATCTGAGGTAGCAGTTATAGAAGAAAAGACTATGACTCACCCTGCGATTGCTGTTGCTGAGCCTGAAAAGGCAGTGGAGGCAGTTATTGAGAAGACCCAAAAAACTATAAATAAGTTAGTAGATCAGAAACAACTTGACGAGAAGAAACTGGAAATCTTCCAGAACTTCCTATCAAATCTCTGATTTAATAAATAAACATAGATTATACGATATCTAACACGTTTTTAGACGGAGAGTTCAAAATGTCTCGTGGAGATTTACAAGAAATGGAAGTAAAGACACAGCAATCCAAAACCGC